CTTAATTAAGACCAGAGAATTAGTTCTTAACTCAGAGAGTATTGCTCTATCAGTTATACTTCCATCTGTAGATAAAAGTCTATGTAATGCTCTGGTATCAGAGACTAATTCTCTTCCTGTCATTTTATTTTTATTTTAAAACCAAATAGGTATTGATGTGATATTTTTATCTGTTTTATCAATTATTTCTAATAATGCTCCTGCATTAGAAGAACCATAATTATGTTCTATCCAGTTAGATCCTCCACATATAGAAGGAACATTTATATATCTTCCTGATTTACCCATATTAACTGAATAAGCATGTAAGTCTCCTTTTATAGTTGATGTATATTTTCCTGATAATTTTTTAGAATAATCTAATAACCATAAATCTGTTTTTTCATTTAAGTTTAAAGGAAAACCAAACTTCATGTATTTTTCATCTTTACCATGTGTAAGTAAAATAGTATGATCTCCCCATATATAAGAATCAATAAATTTTTCTTGATTAATAAAACTAACTTTTGGAAATTGTCCAAGTAAATAAAATTCTAGTGCTTTATTAATTATATAAGAATAATCATTTCCTGTGTGATTAGAGTTGTTAATATTGATAATGGTTACTTGTTTATATGTATTTTCCAATAAAATTTTATCATAAAAATTTCTTCTGGCTTTTATATATATATCAAATTGTTCTTTATTTGATAAAGAATCTAAAGCATGACCTCCTCTGGTTGTTTGTTTATTAAAACCATCTAGCTCATCACCTAAATTAACTATATATAAAGTCTCTGCTCCTTGATTACTAAATATTACTTTATCTGCTAGTTTATTTAATCTCTCATAATAAATCTCCCCTGTATAAGGACTATCAAATAAAGATTCTTTAAAATCAATCCCAGCATGATCATCTGCTATATAAACAAACATTGCTTTGTCTGAAATTTTATTTGGAAGAGTATATTGTCTAATAGGATAGTTATTATTAAAATAAATTTCTAATTGTTCTATTAATTTTTCTTTATTCTTTTCTTCAATGGAAATTAATCTACTAAATACACTAGAAGTAAATTTACCATTTGGTAAAACTTTAGACCAGTAATTAGTTATAACATATTTTGTTAAATCAATTTTATGTAATTTGGCTAATTCAACATCATCTTTAGGTTCATATGTTAATACTAATGTACTTTCTATTGTTCCTTTATCTAAATTAACTTTTTTTGTAATAGTATCTGTTGTATTTTTATTTCTTACAATTGCTAATAAATGCTCCACTTCTTGTCTAGTTATATTGAGTTTTTTAGCATAATATTCTTTAGATTCTTTTCTAGGTAATAAAGCTACTAACTCATTAACCAATTCTTTTTCGTTTTTCATCTTATTTGGTTTAGTTAAAACTTAGTAAAGATAGGTAATTAATTTTATATAACAAATTTATTTAATTATTTTAGTTATTATTTATAATGTATTTAATTAGAAAACTCCCAAATATATTTCTATAGATGGGAGTTTCAAAAAAACTGAAAAAACCAACAAATCCAGTTTTTAAAGAGTTGTAGTAGTAGTGGTGGTTGGAGGGGAAGTAGTAGTGGTAGTTGTGGTACAATAAATTATTGATGTTATAACCCCTTCAACTATTTGGGCTATTTCTCCTGTCACTAAATCTGTAAGATAATAACCATCAGGTTCAACATTACAATCTGTTACCAATCCTTTATACACTGTTGCTCCTACAATAAAAGAAGATAGTTGATCTGTTGTTCCAGACATATTACCAAAAGCTATGGTATTATAATTATTAAGAGCTGTACAAGCATCAGAATATGAACTTGTAAAATTTTGAGGATCTCCATCTAAAGGAGTATATGTACTATAGAATACTTTGTTACTTAAACCAGAAGGTCTTATACAAACTATTACTACATCTATATAATTTGTGCATAACTCTGAATTAGACATGATTCTAACTGTAGTTGTACCGTCAGGTACAAGAATAGAGTTATATCCTGCTACTAAGGAAGATTTACTTACTCCTGATTCAAAAGCTGAAGTGTATCCATCTAAATCAGAATATAAGTTAAATGGTCCAGAATCAGCTCCTGCAATGGTTAATGTTATTAATACTGTCATATTATTTGGTTTATGGTGTTGTTGTTGTTGTTGTTGTGGTAGTTATGAAATTAGAACAATGCTGATTAACTGTAACATCATTTACAAAAATATGTTGCCCATCTATACCACAAGCATCATATCCTTGGAAGCCAAAGATTCCTGTTCCTGTACAAGTTATTGTTAAATTAATTATAGTTGTTCCTGAATATGTAATTGGTCCATAAACAGTATCTCCTACATGAACATTTATGTATGCAAATTCTGTACAAGGCGCAGAATTATATAATGTAAAAGTAATATCATAAGATTGTCCAACTGTAAGCACATCTTGGAAAAGAAGGTTACTTAAATTGTCTTGGCCACCGAAGAAAGCACTTCCTCCATGAGTAGCATTCCAACTCCATTCAAAAGCTGTATTATTCCAACCTGTTAAATCATCTGTAAACTCCCCATTAACTATTAAGTTTGGATAAGGGCAAGCTGTAGTTGTGGTAGTAGTTGTTAAACAGTTTTGAATTGTTGTACAGTCTATTGCCCCATTAACTAATTCTACAAATTGTTGATACAAATCAGCATCATTTAATATAGCAGAAAACACATTATTTACTAAGTTCTCTCCACATAATTGAACATCTATTTTTTGAATAGCAGTAGTAATACTATCTTTATTTATAATTCCAGAACAAGGTAAATTTGGTCCACTATAATAAATATTTCCAGAGGATATATTTTGTGCACATTGAGAAAAAGGAAAAGCTGTATGACAACCAGAACAATTTGACATAATTATGGTAAATAAATTATATAATAAGTAGCTAATACAGGTTGTATGTTATTATGAGATTGTCCTCCTCCAGTTAAAGCATTACTTACTGTAATACCTATAGTAGTTGCAGAAGATAAACCTAATGTGGCAGGAATAGTAGAACTTGATAACCTATAAGATCCCGAATCATGATAATCCCTCTTCCATACTATAGGGTCAGTAGCTGAAGGAGGGTAAACAAATGTTCCAGCTACATGTTCAGTTAATAAGAAATGAGAGTGTCCAAGGTCTGCAACTGTAGCTACGTGAGTATGTGAGGGAATCTGTGTTGGACCTAATGTAATTGTGTTAGTCCCTCCAATAGTAAGTAGATTATATGTAGGGTTACCAAGAATAGAAGGGTCTACAGCAGAATTAAAAGCTCCACCACCCATACCATCGGTTGCACCTACAGCTACCCTACCTCTTTTATCAGGAGTACCATTATTACCATTACATAAATATATTTTTTCCCAATCACCAAGACCAGCCCCAGATACATCAAATTTACCAGAAGGATCCCCATACCACTCTACAGCAACGTTAGGTATCATTCTATTAAAAAGTTTTGTTGAGGTTCCTGATTCTGTTAAATATGTAGAAATATATGTATTGATATCTTCTATTTTTACATAATTAGTAGAAATAGTTAAAGAAAGCTCTGTCACAACTTCTAATAATAAACATAATTTTGTAATAGTTGCTTGTAATATATCATGAGTTCCAGAAGAAGATATTACTCCTGTTAAACAATCTACATCATAATCTGCTTCAAGAGTATTAATGAAAGAATTAATATCATTAATTTGTTCTTGTAAATTACAAACAGATTGTATAATAGCTGTAAGAATTTCATTAAGTGTAAACCCAGAACAGTTATTACACTCAGGAAGATACTGTTGAACAACTTCACATATTACTTCTGAGGCAATATCTGGTTTAATTCCTAAGCCTGAAAGCATAGGAATTAAATAAGATATAATAGATGTTTCTACTTGTAGTAAAGTGTCTCCATTATTAATCTCTAGTTCAGCAACATCTGGTCCTGTATATTTTACACACTTATCAGGAGTTATTTCTGTGCATCCTGTAAAACAGTTGGTACATGCCATATTTTTTATTATTTATACTTTAATATTTTAATTCTACTAGCTATTTGATTAATAGAGTATTTAGATGCATAATCAGGGTTAACTTTTTTATATTGTAATATTCTCTTGTAATTTATTAAATCTAACATTGATGTATAAGAAATTTGTTTTCCTAACATAAAAACAATATTACTATATAATAACATAGACATATCCCTCAACTTACAATCTATATCATCTAATAAAGGTTGTATTTGAGCACATTCTAAACAGTTTGATGTCTTAGGATATAACATTAAAATAAACGTCTTAAAAAGCTTTTAAATTCTCTACAAGCCGAACATAGTCCATCAACTAATTGACATCCACATCCAACATTTTTTCCACATTTTTTACAAGTACTCATTTGGTTTTAATTTTTAAAAGTTTGTAATATAATTAGTTCCAGAACAACCACAATTTTCTTTTAGAAAAGAATTAAGTAATGAATCTGCTTTATTGTATAATTTCATTGCTTCAATTGAAGCACATGTATTGGCAGCTGCTATAGCTCCTTGTATCATTAAATATATTGTATTTAAATCAACTTTACTTTGTTGTTTAATAGCCCTATCACATTCCATCATATCTAGCTTCATAAAAGCTTCATCAAATTTTTCTTGTAAATTATTAGTAATAAGAATTGATTTCTCTACATAATTATCTATTGCTGGAGCTATTGAATATTTTAAATAATAAATACCATCAGGTATAGCAGTTTCATTTCCTGTTGTTGTTATTCCTAGTTCCGTAGAATCAAAATTATTGATTGTATTAGGAACAAATACTAATACTTCTGTATCCCATCCAGGAACTTTAATTTCTATTGTTGGGGAAGTAGGAGTTATAGCATATGTAGAAATATCTTGTATAGAAAGAAGATCTTTGTCATATGTTGGAACAACTTGTATATCTAATTTTAATGTTGGCATTTATCTTAAATTATAATATTAAAAGAAAAAGGAGAAGAGAAATGTTATTTTCCTTCTCCTTTTTAGAATTATTTTTGTAAGAATTCTCTTATGGAATAAGTGTAGTGGTACTAGTAGTTGTTGTTGAACTAGTTGATGTAGTAGTGGTGGTTGTAAGACAAGCACCTGAATCATCTACTACAGCTCCTAAACCTGCAACCAATACTGTTTCTACAGCAGAAGAAAAAGCACCTCCTGAAGAAGCAGCAATAATCACTGTGCTATCTTCTTGTACATAATCTCCCCATTGATAAGCTGATTTATCAAATTGATTAAATTTAATATAGAACGTATCATATACTGTACCTGCTGTTACCCATGATTCAAAATTAGCATTGTAGCCATTCATTCTGAATAATGATTTTAAGTATCCTGCTTGGTAGCTATAGAAGTTTTTCTCTAATTGTGCAATCTCACTAGAAGTACCTTTAGCATATGTTGCTCTTTGTACAACTGTTGGTGTAGCTACAATATTACAATCATCTGCTACTATAAAGTCTGCTGTTGTGGCTGGCCCAGAGTAAACAAAAGTTCTAAACCACATTCTATCATATTCAAAAGGGAAAGCAGCAATATCACATGGTTGTCCATATGCTGTTAAAGGTTTTGCTGAAATGCGAAGAGTTGTACCTCCAATGTTTTCAAAATTATAGAATGTATTGAAATTAATGTTATCAGGATTAATACCTGGAGCATGTGCATTCAATGCAGCAATCAAAAGATTGATGATTGTGTTATCTTCTACAGTATCACAAGGATTTTCAGCACAGCCACAGCAAGGTGCTTGAACAGTTACTGAACGTGTGAAACCATTGAAGTAAAGAGTGTCAATATAAGAAGAATGTGCTCTAAGTGTTAGAGTTACAACATCCCCACAAGAAACATTGAAATCAGTAACATCTGTAATTTGTGTACGAGCTGTTGCACAACCTGTTACTTTATACCATTCTGTTACGTTACCTCCTGTACCCCCTTTAATCTTATCTGAACGTTTACTACCCTGAAGATATGTATTAGTTCTTCCTTGTGCTACATAAAAATATGGAGCTGCTGCTATATTCCCAGCAGTAGCCAAAGAATAATCATTGCGAAAAAGTCCAACCTGACCAGCTGTTAAGTCTTGCGTTGATCCAGAACTAGGAAGAGCTGTCTGTCCTACTGGTACTACGAAGAGCGTGGTTAATGAAAAATCTGCCATTTGTTTGTTATTTAAATATTAATGAATAATTTATTCGTTTGTTTGTATTCTAAATTGTGCTGTTTGTACAGCTGATTGATTCTCTGTATACATTGCTAAATTTTGAACAGTGAGGTCTAAAAGCTCATCTTCTAGATATTCTTCTAGTTCACAATCTTGATTTATAGATTGGGAACCATCAAAATTTGTATACCCTTCTTTATCAATATACAAAGGATATCTCATATAAGCTAAAAATAATTTCTTAGGTGTAAATGTCCCATCTGTAAATATCGAAATATCATCAGAAGAAATTAAATTAAAAGTTTCCTGATATTCAAAAGAAGGTTTGTAGTTTGTATTATTTAATAATAGAGAAACATCTCCATGCTTAGCCAAATCTTTATTAATCCAAACTATCCTATCTTTACACTTCCCTTTATCAGCTAATACATAGCTGTCTATATAAAACATATATTTAGGGTTTAGTTTTTTAAGGGAAGCTTTATATTGATTTAACTCCTTATCAACAAGTTTTAAGGAAAGAGGGGTTGCATTATAATCTAAGATTAATTTTTGCAAATCCTCATATCTTTTCTTAAAACTATCTAAACCCATTCCTGTTAAGGAAGAAAAACCATCAACTTTTTGTTTAATGAGTTTTATCTGGGCTTCATTTAAAGCTAAAATTTTATCTTCTAGCTGTATTTCCTGATGAGTATTACTAGCCAGCTTATTTAGCTTTTGGTCTATTTTATATAATAAGCTATCTACTTGAATCATCTTTGTTTATTTTATACTGCTGCTAATTTCTTAGTTTTTAATTTTCCCTCAAGAGTCAATAATTCATCTTGATTATCATCATCAGCTAAAAACTTAACTAAATCTTCTTCATCTTTAGCAATTTCAAACTCTCCTTCATAGATTTTACCATTAGGTTTTGTTCTATAAATAGAATGTGTCAGAGCTTGCTTAACTAAATCTTTAATATGTAATAGATTATCCTTCATATCCGCAAATCTATTAAACACTTCTATAGGTTTTAGGCCTTGAAAATTACCTGTTTTAAACTCTGTTTGTTTTAGAATATTATCAACAAGGTTGTAAACAATCTCATCTTTAGAGTTTTCTGTTACTGGTAAACCAAGAAGTCTTGCAACTTTTCTTTTCTTTTCAGGGGTCATGTCATCAAATTTGATGATTGCTTTATTAATAGCTTGTTTCTTACTGTAAAGAATTTTGCTTTCAATTTCATCATCTACAACATAAAATTGTGTATCTGCTGCAAATTCCCCTCTTTCCCATGCTTGATATGATGAAGCAATTGTTGGGTGAACCCTTAACCATGAAAAAGAAATCTCTTGAATAGTTTGATTAAAATCAAAATAATTATCACCATCTATTAGTTTAACAGGTTGAACATGATATTGATCATTTGTAGAAGAGGATAAACCATAATTCCAAAATTTAGAACGAGGCCCTAAATCAATTCCTCCTAGAGCGTTTTCAAGTCTTTCCTTTAATTTGGTAACTCTCTCAATCTCTAATTGTCTTTCTGTTGGATCTTGTATTCTTTTGATATAACTGGCATCAGGGTCTAAACCTGTCCTGTATTTACCATCAAGTTCTTTATAAGGATATTTAAATACACCAGTTCCAGGTGTTCTTGTTAATCCTTTTTCAGCCAAGCCTTTTTGCATTGTAAGCATTTGGCCTGTATATTCTCTTTTAATTGTAGAGATTTTACCTATAGTTCCCATAAAATGTAGTTTGATTTAATTTGTAAAAATGTTCCTCATCGAAGGGTAAAGACTTGCTCTTGACATTTTTATTAAAAACCCTCCTCCCAGAACAGGAGGAGAGGTTTTATATTTGCTTCAGAAGAAGCGGTGAAGTAAATTAGAATTGTGGAATTTCTTCAATTAACACAGTTCTAGATAAATCCTCGATAAACACATCACATCTATCTTCCATCCAGATTTGGTATCCAGGGAATTTATTTGCAGAACTCATACCTTGAGAAGCTGCAAAACCTAAGTGATGAGCTCTACCATCAATGTATCCCCAAGTCATGGAAGGAGCACCTTTCATTCTAACCTCACGAATATTGTTAATCATTGAACCATCAGATTGTGGACTAACATCAAACACCATAAATACAGGAGTAGATTTTTTGTTTTGCCCAAACTCTAAATTAGTTTGTGGAAGATCAAGTTCTTTCAAGTGAATTAATTCAATTCTACCTGTTTCTCTAGTAACCATTGCATCAAAAGCAAATCCATAAGTTAAATGGTTTTGAGATGAAGCTGTTGTTACATTACCTGGTTCTGCCCCTTTGATTTCTGCAAAGTAAGTTAGACCAGAATTCATTGAATCATCTTTTAATGCTTGTTGGAAAACATCAAAACCTGCTTCATTTGTATACATTTTTACATGTCTATCTTTAACATCCACTCTTCTGTAGAATAAATCTCCAAATACAGAACGTAAAAGATTAGCTGTAAATTCTCCTCTGTTATATTGAACAAGATTTCCATTATTACGCATTCTATGGTAGATACCAGCAGATGTACGTTTAACTTCTTGTTTAGAACCTCCAGTTTTAACTGTACCTGGTTTAGCCCAAATCATACGCTTAACTTTAAGTTCTAACATAGATTTACGCATCCAGAACTCAACAAATGGTTCCCATTTAACATCATTTCTTGTCATCGGCATATCTCCTCTACGAGAAGCTCCATATACAAGAATATCCAAAGGTTTTCCAGAAGCATCTTTTAAGATTTTTTCATCTGCCCATTTTGTAACTGTATGCTCATAACCATAAGAAGAACCTAATGATTCAAACATTGTGATTTTTTCTGCAAGTCTAGGAAGACCTAACAAATCTTGGTCAAATTCTCCAATAGCGGCATCAATCAATTCTAACTCAATACCTACTTGTAAGAATGTAGAAGAAATAAAATCAACTGTTGGATTTTCTGTAACCAATGTAAATGTATAAAGGAATCCTGCGTTGTAAGGCATAGGGTCTTTAATTACATAAATACGTGGTCCATATTGACGTGTACCAACTGATACAATTGCATTTTTAGAGAATTCATTAGAATCTAATACTAATTGAAACTCTTGTCCATCAATACCTGGTTTAACTAAATCAGTAGTAGTTGTTGGGATGTCAATAATTTTTGGAAATTTATAAGGAACCTCGATGTCCCATTTCCAAGAGTCACTATTATTATCAATATAATAAGGTGTGCTCTTGTTAATCATATCCAAGAAATCATTGGAATATAATGTACTCTGTGTGTACAAACTGATGATTTTTTTATCATAGTCTGCGGGTTCTGTAGAATGGAACGACTCTAAGTGATTAGAATCAGTAAGTTTCCCCACTGCTCGTTTATCCATAGAAGCCACTCGTGCATACATGAATCCAGTTGCTCCTGGAAGTGATTGAATTGCCATTGTTATTTAAATTTTAAAATTATTATTATTTAAGAGCGTTCCAAGCTGGTGAGCTTGTCGATGTTGTTTGTATAGGTTTTTTTGCAGTTTGTCTAGTGACATTGTCAAATAAAACATTTGTTTGTGTTGTAATTCCTGTTTTTTGTATGGTTGATAATGTTGGATCTTTTTCTAATAACTTTAAAAGAAGAGCATATTTTACTTTAAGAGAATGATTTTCTGGTTTTTTTAAATCTAAAATTGATTTGTCAAAGTCAGATAATGTCTCCCCAGAAGGAGTTTTCCATTTATCTATTAAAAGAAAATCTGAGAGTTCTGTAACTAATTTAGGGTTTAAGGGAATTCCATCAAATGCTTTTTCCTTTAATTTATCTTGTAAGATAGTTTGGACATTATTAATATATTGATTCCTAACCTGTGTTTTTTGTTGGAGTTCTCTTTGAGAATTTTCTTCAATTTCTTGGAGTTTTTTTGCTTCAGATTTAATAAGAACTTTGTGATGTCTTTGAGAAACTTGTTCTAAATCTCCATACCCTTTTAATCGTTCAATTTCTTCATCAGCTTCTGTTTCTTCAAAACCTTGATTAAGAAGTCCTTGTTTAATTACTTTGATTTGATTTGACTCTTGTGTTAAATCTAACTCTGAAAAATTTACAATATTGTTATAAGTTGTAAAGTATTCTTTAGGGTCTACACCTTTAACAAAAATTGCATCAAAAGCATTTTGGTAATCTTCCCCAAATTGTCCAATAAAATTAGAAACTATATCTTGTGCTCCTTTTTTCTTTTCATCTTCAAATTTTTGTTTGAATTGTTCTGGAGTTGTAATAGGTTCATCAGGGTTTTCATCATCATTATTAAACACTCCTAATTTATAAAGGTCACCTGCTAATGCTTCAAATTGATTATCAGTTACAATTTCAGTAGTATCTTGTGTAGTTGTTACAGGAGCCTCTGTAGTTTCTTCAGTTGTAGTTTCTTTTTCCAAGAAATCAGCAAGAGGGTTATCAGTTTTAATTTCTGTAGTATCTACTACTTCTGTAACAGGTTTTTCCAAACTATCTTTTACTTCCACTGTAATAGGAGTGATAGATTCTGGAGCTGCTGTTTGTGTTTCAGGAGCATATAAACCTGAGAGTAATTCTTGGTTTCCCATACCCATATTCATAGTATCTTGAATACTGAATGAATCCATATTCAGAGTCTCGTTATTATCAGCCATAATGTAGTTTTTAATATTTTTTGGTTTAATTATGTGTAAATCTAATTCTAGTATATGAATCTACAAAGCTTTGGGGAAGTATATACTCTATTTTTGTTTTTAATATCGCATTAATAGGTTCCTTCCCCTAAAGATTTTTTACTTAGTTTTATTATTATTTTTTGCTTTAGCTTGTAATTTGGCAATTGCCAAGTCATTGTCTTGATTTGAACGAGCCACTTTTAATTTTTCTTGTTCAATGGCCATTTTACTGTTAAACTCTTTATTTTTAGTTTGTATCTCTGCCATTTTAGAAGTAAAGTCTTGAGTTGCTTTAGTTTGCTCATGAGCTAATTTAGATACTTCTAATACATCTGGAACAGTGTTTTGATTAGTGTCTTCATTAGTAGTTTTACCAAAACCTGTAGCTTGTATAATAGCAATTTCTTTTTTATTAATTCTATCTAAGTTGTTTTGATAATCTTCATGCACAAGATTTTCTTGGTGTTCTTGGTATGCTAATTTAATTTGTTCTTGAGCTTGTTGTTGTTGTTGTTCAAGTTCTTGCTGTTTTTGTTGGAAAGCTTGTTGTTGTTGTAAGTCTTGTTTATCTTTCATGTCACGGAACACTTTTTTCATTTCTCTCATTGATTTTGTTGAATATAATTCAATAATATCATAAAGAGTTCCTCCATTTTGAATAACAGCTTGAGAAAGAAGTCTAAGTTCATTGAACATTTGAGTATCTTCTGGTCTATTAGTAGGGAACACTTTAAGGTCACGGAATTTTAAATCTGTACCATTAACTTGTACAAAAGCTGATTCTCCTTCAGAAGTAATATATGAGAGTGTTGATTCTGGTTTAGTGGATTGAGTGTAAAGTGAAGCATCAATAATAGCTTGATAAAGCTGGCCTTGAACATACTCATGGGCTACAAAAAGAGGTTCTGTTTGAGAATAAGATTGAGCAATAGCAGCATTAGTCCCTGTAGCAGATTCTGATGCTGAAATAGAACCCAAACGTTGTTTGGACATTCCTATTAACTCCCAACATTCATTTTTAATTTGTACACATAGGTTATATCTTGATTGAATTTCTTGTGTACGAGTTAA